TCCGCTATTCTGGAATTCCTCAAGACCGTTTATCGAAATGCCGACTGCGTACTGTTTCCAGTCGTATTCAGCAGCCGATATACCGTCCTGCGGTGTAACATCTATAACGTCATAGCCGCTATAAGATTTTGCGGTATTGTTCATTCCATACATCAAAGGAACTATAATTTTATTACCGCCCCTCGAATCGACCTTCATCTGACCCTGCTCTTTTAACCAGTAGAACAATGGATTAGCCGTGAAGATATTATCCTCAAGGGTTTTTCTATAGTTCGCCATAGTTTGTGCAGTAAGCGTATCGAAATTTGAATTAACTGCCATCGTAATCTCCTTAAATTACCACTTTAGTCCAGTTTGTTTTTCTGCTAACTCTGCAGCTTGCACAATACTGGGTTTTTCGGGTACAACGAGAGAAACTCCTGGCGGAACATTTCCTGTTTCAAGATTGGCATTTTTCTTGAGTTCCAGTTCTTGAAGTGCTTCCTGTTTTGCTACTTTTGGTATTTCATCGAAATACTGTACTTTGTACGCTTCATCAAGGGTTACTCTATGCTCGACCGCATATTTTGCAAGTTCCCTGACCTTATTAATCGGTATGTTTTTTGATGCAGAAAAATCGTTCATAATCTTATTGCCCTGTTCAACAAGCGATTCGTTGTACCATCTTCCGTATTTGTCCTCGAATTTCTTTTCGAGTTCCTGGACTTTCTGGTTTACCCTCTGGTCAACTGTCCAGTTGAAGATTTCTTCATCCGACATCTTGCTGAAATCAGGCATTGGTTCAGATTTTTTTGCGGTTTTTCTGGCTTCAAAAATCGCCTTTATTTCAGGGTCGCTTGCCAGTTGGTTCAACACAGTTTCGGTTTCAACCAGACGCTTTTCATATTCTGATAGCGACTGTCCCTTTTTTGTGTAGTCCGCTTGGAATTCAGTAAATGCCTTTTGTTCCTCTGGTGAAAGCTTTTTGATTGCTTCAAAAAGATTTGCACCCTTTGCCTGCGTTGACGCTTTTGAATCCTCTACGGGTTGTTCTTCGGCGTTACCAGTTCCTTCAACTGTCTGCTCAACAGCAGCACTCAAACTCTCCGTTACGGGTTCTTGAGATACTACAGCTGGCTCAACAGCAGGATTATTGGTTTCAACTACCATTTTTTTCCTCCGTTGTTACCAGACTCTAACGAGTCCTCTTTTTTTCAATTCCTGGTTGAATTGCTTTTTAGTATCGATGTATATAGGTTCAAATTCGAAATTTTCATAATAACCAGCTTTGAAAAGTTCGATTCTTGGATTGGAAAACATCCTTAAAAGTTTTCCGCCACAATCACATTTCCTATTGTCATCCTCGAATAAATCTGCGAAAACTTTTTTGCATTTTTCGCATCTTTTATCTACAAGTTTCATATCAACCCCTCACCCATCGGGGCAATGGGCGGTGCTGGAGTTACACCGCCCATTCCTGATGCAGGTGCAAGTGAAACATTACCGCCCGTGTTGGGCGGTATTACTTGAGCCAATAACTGTGCCAGAATTTCAGGGGGTATGTTGCTCAAGTCCATTGGATTTTCCTGAATAGCAGGCTGGGGTTCTGGCTCTGTCTGCGGTGGGGCAGGTGGTGAAAGTAGCCTGTCTATTTCCTCTTTGTTAAATCCATATTTGTCAAAATATATCGTTAAAAGCTCTTTTCTGTTTACCAACGGCAGATTATTTTCATCTGCTGAACTAATGGTTTCAGCAACTACTTTGCTTATTTTATTCTGTTCTTTTTCCTGGTTGGGCTGCATTAAATCCTCTACTCGGACTTTTATCTTGAATTTGCCTTTCAGGTTTTCCTTGGTAAACTCATACCATAAATCTTTGTATTTGACTGGCACTTTCTTGCTCATAAACTGCTGCAGTACCTTTAAAAGCACATGACCTGTATCGGTTATGAAATCCCTTACACAATCGACTCTTTCGCTTGAACGTATCTTTGAGTTTGAATCGATTATTGCTGCCTCTGTAGCTGTTTTCTGTGTGGTCGATTCTGCTGCAAGCTGGTTTTCACCAGTAGCAGAAATCTTATACAGGTTGTCCTTGAGTTCTGACTGGATGTTATACAGTGATGCGTCTATGGTAGAACAATCAAATACTCTTATCTTATCAAGCTGACCAGCCATTACTTCGGAATTCTGCATATCCTCGTTATTGAAAAATGCGTCTTTATCTTCTGGCGTAGCCCATATTCCAACCTCCGAAACTATTTTTCTTTGACCTTTTGCCCTGTGGTTTAAAAGCTGTGTTTCCGTCTTGTCCAGTTCCAGTACGATATCCTTGATTTGTTCAAGGTCTGAAAGCGGATATATTTCGTCTGGGACTTCGTTTAAGTATAAAAACTTGTAGTTTAACCCGTCAAGCTTGTAGGGGTTCGGGATTTCCTTTAAGAAGTCGTCAGAGCCTTTTGTTATCGTGTAGATATAGTTTGTATTCAAATCCTGTATTTCCCATATAGACACACGCTTTATATCATTTTTAATGTCTTGCCCGTACTTTTTTTGCTCTACGAAAATGGAATCGGTGCTGTAGTATTCGGCATTTATTGAATCAGTGTTTTTGTATCTGTCTTTTACTAACGGTTCAGGAAGGTAGTAATTTGCTGCAATCCACGAAATATCATCCACGCTTGAAACATCGGTATCAAATACAACGTGTAACGGTGAAATACGCCTGTAAAACGGGTACTCGTTTTTAATCATTTCAGAGTTATCCCCGCCAGATTCTATCCCTTTTACGGTATCGGTCTTATAGCCGATTTTTACTAGTCCAAGCCCATATATAAGGGCATCAAGTATTGCCTTTTTAATCTGCTTTTTGACCCTGATTTCATACCAGAATTCATTTAAGACCGCCTCTGCAGCCATAACGTTTTCATCCTGTGTTTCGCCATCTCCAGCTTCAAGATAAAGATATGGGTCTTGGAAATATATCTGTGGCAATATTGCTTTTAAAATGGCGTAGCAATAATTGATAACGATGTAATCGCCCTCTGGTGCTTTCGGGAAATGGTCGCCCTTAAACATCTCTCTAAACCGTTTAGCCCTCTCGTCAAACTTTTTTTCCTTGATTTTCTGGGCTATTTCGATTCTTGCTTTCCAGATTTTTGCATCTGGTTTTTTTATTACAGTTAAACTATTTTTAGCCATACATCCTCATTTTCGTTTTATAGTCATCATGTCCGATAAGATACTTCTTTTTATTTTGACTTGTTATAAGGTTCATGTAATAATCGAAAGTGCCTTTTTTTACTCTCTGTGTTTCATACTTTGCAGGTGGCGACCAGAGATTTATCTGATAAGCCAAAGGGTCTATCAGGTCGTCATGCCTCATTATCGGGAATGTAAGCAGTTCGTCTATAAGCTCTGCCATCTCTGGCTTCATAAAAATTCCGCCAAATTCAAACACTGGTTGCAACGCACTGATTCTGTATTCCTTTGATTTCTGGTCATGCTTCAGTTCCGTAATCGGTATGAAACGGTTTTTCTTTTCCTTTTTGGAACGTTCCTGCATTTCCTGCATTAACCAGTATTTCAATGTTTTCTGGAATACAGCCGTTTCAATTCCAACCGTTAAAGGATGAAATCTCTCATAAACTGCAAAAATCTCGTTTATCAGCTCAAACGGGTTCATCCTGACACGCTTGGCTTCAAGTACAAATTTATTATTGTCGCTATCGACCCCTACGGTTATTATCCCTGAATAGTCGCCATCCCTACTTTCCGATATAGCAGGGTCTATAGTCGTGTAAACATTCATTTCAGGAAGTGGCGGGCATTCTTTGTCTTTGGGGTAATATTTAATCCACTCCTGTTTAAATTTTGCGTGTTCCTTGTCTATGGGGTCATTCTCGTAATTACAGCTATAAAGGTAGTTTCCAAGGGACATCCTTAATCTGTCAAGTTCTTCCTGTGGCAGAATCTTCGGAAAAAACAGGCTGCCGTCAGGGTTATGTGCCTGTCTTATGAATATGTTGAAATTTTCATACTCGTTATCGATTATATGCTGGTACAGGTCGTTAAAATTCCATCTTGTGCCGATTAATATGACTCTGCCTGGATTAATCTTTTCCAGCAAGTTATTAAAGTCCTTGTAGTAGTTGATTACCTTGTTAATCTGGTCTAATGTGCCGATATTGTTCGGTGTAACGACATCATCAGCAATTATCAGGTCATAATGGAATCCCGTAATGGTCTTATCTACCCCACCGCACATTATTGTCGGCTCTTTCTGGGGCTTTGTCCTAGTAGATACGGTTATAAAATCCTCACGCCACCCGGACGAACCAACAAAATCACCGTATAATTCCCTTACAAGCTCGTTTGTTTCAAAAATTTTCTTTATTTTGCCTAAATAGAGCTTTGAGTTCGAGAAATTTTCTGTCGCAATCAATATTCTGATGTTCGGATTCAGGATAATCTGCTGTACTGCGAATGCCTCAAGACAAATTGTCGATTTAAAGGTCAATCGTGGCATCAAGACCAGCTTCCACCTTTTTACAGGCTCGCCATAATCAGTATATCTGTCGCACATAAACTCGCAAAGGTCATAATGTACGTTTTCCTCTATCAAATCATAGCCTAAAACAATCTTTGCGAAGTCAAAAAGGCTGTCAGTAAGTATTGCCCCCGCCTGCCGTGCAAGGTTTTTATCAATGCTTTTATCAAGTATCGTAGCCCTTAAATCAACCATTAAAGAATTTTTCCTTTGATAGCTTTTCTTTCTGCTTGTGACGTTCTTTTTTTACGCTTATTTCTTCTGCAAGTTTTGGATTAGCCTTGACAAACTGCTCTACAAGACCATCAAATCTGGTTATTGAAAAGCCATTAGGTATTGTCAGTTCGCTATAAACAACCACAACGGGGTCTTGCGGTGTTTCATGGTCTTTAATCTTTTTCTGTATAAAAGCATCGCTAATTTTAGCGTCTTTGCCGATTGTTATTACAAACATTATTTCCCTTTCTTTGTGGGCTTCATAATCGGTGTGGGTCGCCACTTTGTAGGGCTATTTGTCTGATAATTTTTATCTTTTTTTGCCACTTTTCCCCCTTGAATGCGATTTATGCTTTGCCTCTCTCGCTTTTTCGATTTTGTTTAATGTTCCGTACACGTACGCATCTGCTCTTTCCCCTGTCAGCCCTTTTTTTCGGGCTTGGGCTTTAAGTTCTCTTTCCTCTTTTTCTGGCATATTTACCTCCATACAAAGCTATCGAGAAAATTATAATCGATACCTGCTATCTTATCACGTCCATATCTGACATAGTTGTTGTTTCCGATTAATGATATGCCCTTATTTATGCATTCTTCCCCAAGATATGACCCTGGAAACGGCGTAAAATATGCGGGGCTTATCATTGACGGATATTTTTTTATATATTCGCATAGTTTTAACGTTTCAAGCTGCTCATCTTTTGTTTCTGTCGGAAACCCGTACATGATATTTGCAAAAATCTTGACCCCAAGGCTATCTAAAATGTCTGCTGCCTGGTAGTTCTGCTTAACGGTAGTGCCTTTGTCTATCATCTTCAGGATTCTGTCGCTACCGCTTTCAAACCCGACAGAGCATACAGTCATTCCGACTTCGGCAAGGCTCTCGATTATCTTCGGGTTCTTGCATATAAAATCCGCCCTTGCAGACGCCAGAAACGGCAGACCGATATTTGTATAATAGCCGATAAATTCTTTTAGCCATTTCTTGTCGTATGCAAAACTGTCATCATAAAAAACCAGAAATTGCGGGTCATAGTTTTCAAGCAACTGGACAATCTCCGCTATAACGTTCTGCGGGCTTCTTCTTCGCACTTTTGCCCCAAAATGATTGCGTTCTGCAGGTTGGCAGAATTTACAATTAAACGGGCATCCTCTGGCGGTAATGATTGTCGCCATCGGACTATCCCCCCAACCATCAACATTTCTTTCAAGCGGGTTTTTATAAATATCCCTATCAATGAAAGGCAGAGAGTCCAAGTCCTCTACGGGCTTTATCAGGTTTCTTGACCGATATGCCCCAAGCTCGCCAAACCGTTCAAACTGTTCAAAGAGCTGTATCTCACCATCGCCCTTTATGATTAAATCTATAAAATAATTTTCAAGAAGCGACCATTCTGTCGCAGTCGCAGCAATGCCACCGACAATTATGAAGCATCCTGGATTAGTCAATTTTATTGCTCTTGTAACAACATCAAGCTGCGGTAAATCTGACGACATCGCAGAGATTGCAGCTACATCGTAATCTGTCCAC